AAACTGTCGAGGAATCCGAAGACGACTTCACGAGATACCAGGGTGATGACGCTCTCATGAATGCCGTAAACGAAGCATACGATACATGGGATTCATGGGAACCGACAAGTCCAGCAGAGAGGATGCTTAAAGATGCGGTTGATAAGAATAACTAAAAAATATAATACCAAAAGTAATGATCCCTGAATACAAGGCTTTCAAGGATATCGGGAATTTCGAACCGAGAGGTTGGGACCCGGAGAAACAAGAATTTTCAATTTTCAAAGACAATTCAAGTGATATCGATGAAAATGAAATTCCATCAGCCCATCAAGATGAATTTATAGAAGATGTTGATGATGATGATGATGATACGATAACCGATTTCGAAAACGACACAGATGTTGAAACATCGAGTATAGCATCCACTACGGATTCTATTCCAGAACTTGATGTGGTCGCTAAAATAGTCAGGAGGAAGAGAATACAAAGAACCATTCCTGTATATGCATCTATTCTCCAGGAGGAGAGCGATTTTGAAGAGGAATAATTTTTTCTATACTAATAATAAAACTATGGATTCCGTTAAGGCTATTGAACATCAGGCTGCTGCCATTTCCCGCGAGGTCGAGTCCCAGTCCCTCAACGCTGTTGTGGCTGGCTTCTCCTTCGCTTCCGCCATTGCCTGGATGGACCTTGTTCGGTTCATCATCTCTCAGGTGATCAACGTTCCCAAGAACGGCGGCACCTACTTTGCCCTTACCGCCCTCCTCACCACCCTCCTTTCCGTCCTCGTCTACATGGGCATCGCCCGTGTCTCCAAGGAGGTCAAGCGCCCCGTTGCCCCCATCTACGCTGTTAGCGCTTAAGCATTAAAAACAAAAGGCCAATGATCAGGCCGAAACCTATAGTCATTATGAAAGTCTTTTGATCTCTTTCAGGTGGTTCCAGGAATGGAAATTCAACTGGTGGAGGTAAAGAATCATCATGAACTTCAGGTTGTAACTCTAAAGATGAAAGTTTATCAAGAGAACATTTGACCCTGAACTTTAGGGTATGATTTCTAGATCTGAAATCATACGGTATAAGTTTTGAACCAACATTATAGTAAAAACGTATTCTTAGTTGTGAAATACTTTTTTCATTTCCTCGATGAAAGAAATGAGTAATGGGATCATCGTTTCCGTTATAGTCAATTAATTCATTGTGACCGCTTGTCATGATACGACCCATGTACACAGATTCAACAGTCCCAGTGAAATCAATACCACCAGTAGAACCGTTAAAACTAAAAGTCCCTCCATTCACAAAAACGTCTTTATTTAGATCGTCACCGTTTGTAGTTAACCTTAATATCAATGACGTCGGACCATCTAAATCTATACTTTGACTAATGAGAGATCCACTTGTCGATGATTGGTCATCACAATTGAATCCTAACAGTGAAAAAGGAGTTCCATTCGTGCTATTTGTATTTGACCCATTAACCCCGTCTTTAAATTCAAATGTGAAATTATTAGTTGTGGCATTTGAAAAAGTGAGGGCGTGTGTATTTGAATTGTAGGTGACATTTGATACATTGGATGAAAAACTACTAAGCACTTCTTGGAGATTGGATGCTAATTCTGTTCCATCTGAAAAATTACGTTCGGGTAAAGTTATAGTTGTACCATCGATCGAAAAAGTTTTGTTTCCAACACTGGTATGTAATTGACTTGTTGGTATCCTCGCAGATTCCAAATGTAAATTTGTAATATTGTACAATTCTCGATTTAGATTTACAACATAATCATTTGGTTCTGGATACGTTGTACAATCTCTCTCAGAACTATCTATGTCAATAAGATACTCCATTAACATTTATGTATATAATTAAATGTTAATTAAGTTTTTAAAAAAGTTTCTAAAAAAAGTTTTTAAAAGTTTGAAGAAAGTTTTTCAAAAGTTTCAAAAAGTTAAGTGGAAAGTGTATGAGCGAAAGGATTTTGTTTGAGTTGATTCTTAGCAATGTTTAATTCTCTGGAAGTGCTCTGAGGATTACGGTTACCCTTGTAGGAATTGAACTGGTAGAACTCATTCTGAATGTAATTCTGAGTCCACCCACCGTTGGCGGGGTTCATGCGACCATCAACACGGCTGCAGTCGGATCGGACGGCGGTCACCATACCACCCTGGTTGAGAGGATCCGCGCGCACGTTCATGCGACCGGCGTTACCTGCGCGGTTCATCTTGGAACGCTTCTCATCTGGGCGAAGACCAAACTCCTCCAATTGTTTGGCGGTGTACTGACCACCGTACTTGTTGGCCATCTGCACAGAGGGGGCGTTCGTGTAACCCCCGTGGAAACTGTAGATACCGGGCGCGGGATTATTGACATGCTGATACTGTTCCACTGAAAGATCACCCTTGTTTCTGGTTGGATCTTCGGATAAAGTGGGAGCAGAGACAAACTTTTTCGCGGGGGCAAATCCAAGACCGTCGGTTCTAAGAGTAGTCTCTGACCGATTCGTAGGACGCTTGGTCTTTTCTTGTTTCCCACGAACCGTCACACCATCCAAAGAGCCACCCTGACCCTGTGCTCTACCTTTCACATTGGGATACCTGGAAGGCAGGTACGCAGTTTTGGCGGGTGCTTCATGAGTCAACTGACCCACGACACCGCGTCTACCACCAGTGACATCCGCAGCGGGACCCGCGCGACCTGGTAAAGTGGTCAACTTGTAGGCTCCAACATTGTTGGGGTTAACCCTAAAGAGTTGCTGGTAACCACCAACCGCTGGTACGCTAGCATCAACCCCTAGACCTGGACCGACTAATTGTTTTTCGATGGGGGAAATGTTATTCATCTGACCACTGACATAGGGTCTATTTCTAAAGTCTCTCACGGGTTCGCCATTGACGTGCTTCATAAATGCAACATCTCCAAAACTAGGTTGCTCAACTTTCATTTTAGGAGACACACCAACCCCAGTGATACCGTGATCATCGTGGTGAGAACCGGTCAGTGTGTTAGTGATCACAGAGCGATTCTCGTGTGATGGATCGATTTGTTCATCTGGGGATACTTCGTAATTTTCAGAATAAGGCGGAGGTGCAGAATCTTCGCCTTCTGATAACTTTTTACCAGTGTATACCAGTGCCATAATTGCCGCTAATGACAAAGGGTCTGCCATTTCTTATATGTTAATGAGATTTTAATTATTTGCAATACCTCTTATGAAAAAGTCCATTCTGAGTTTCGGCTCTGGTGCTAGCGGGTTCATAAGACATTGTTCTGAGGGGGACACTACATTGCATGTTCTGGAAAGGGAAATAATTCTGCTTGCTATTGTTCACATACACACGACCAAATTGAGTAGTTGACTGAGGTCTAAGTTCATCATCGATCATAATCAATTCATTGGGAGCACCCTTACCGGCCATGTAGGGTGCGGTGCCGTAAAGCATTGTGTTGGGACGGCAGCAATAGTTGAGGTTAGCCGGCTGAGGATACACAAACACGTTCTCATCCGCGCATTCGGGAGGAACCGCGGGATTTTCGACTCTAATAAGATTTGGTTGTAACTGATAAGCCATTATACTTTATAAGAATAAAAGAAATTAAACGGTACCACCAAACATACCCGAACGTTTATCACCGTTAGCATCAAGTCCAGCAAACGCCTCCAACTGCGCACCCCTGAAATTAGGGTCACACTTGGAGGGATCGTCTCTGCACAGAGGACGGTTCTTCTTACCGTAACACCACTCGGCGAAATCGGTCTGCGCACCTGGAATGGTGCTCACGGGTGCCGAGATAAACTGTCTAGCGGCGGCACGTTGCTGGAATTTTGGCAGAGGACTCCTAGACCGCCCGGCGTCATACTGAATGGTGTCGTCCAACAAGGACTTGACATCACCCTTGACGGTTGGGTAATAACAAGCAGGTGGTCTATTAGGCTGATCAACATAATCAGTCAGTAGGACGTTCGCCATAGGGTTTTCCTTGCTAGGCAACTGACAATCCGGGACGTAGTCATCACGCCCCGAAAAGGCTGGCGCTTCTTTATCTGCACCACGAATGATGTCCTTCTTGTAGAATATATAAAGGACTGAAAGCACCATGGCTGCTAAGATAAACAGCCTGATATCTCTGCGAAGTGAATAAAGAATAACACTTGCATAAAGAATAAATCTTGTACTAGCGTTGATTCTTTCATCAGGATCTTGCTTGTTAGTCGGCCAAAATTGAAGAACTTTGGACGATTTGAATAATTCCATTGGATCGTTAAACCACACTGTCATCCTTTGTTATAATGATACTACTTTTTTTCCTGACCTAACATCCCACCCAGTGAAGAAAACAAACCTGTAAGCGCCTTCTCGTCAATCTGACCACTGTTCTGAATATCACCTGCACACTTGGCTGCAACGTTCTCGATCATGTTCATGGCATCCTGTGGAATAACTGAAATCGTGGTCCCTAGAATATACAGAGTCTGTAGGTACTGCCAGATGGCATCCTTGGTATTCTGAGATAGGTCAGGGGTCCAATACTTGACGAGGTTCATCTCCTTGAAAAGTTCACTGTCACACTTGCCATCAACGAAAAACGACTCATCCTTTGCCATAATCTTCTCCTGGTAGGGTCCAACTTCTGCCATGTAGGCCTCTACACACTTCCTAGGGTTACTCTTGCGCAAAAGATCAAAGGATGTGCGATACTTTTTGATAGACTTCTCTTCTGGAAAAGTCTTCTCGAGTTCAGTAATGAACTGCTCCATCATATCGTTC